GTGAAGCTGACCAGGTTCAGCTTGATATGCAGGACATTCTTAAATCATTTGTATCAGACTATGTGGAGCGTGTGCTATGAAGGTTAAACAATTAGCAGAAGATAGAAACGTATTAATTGATGAGTCTATTGGTGACGCTCACTCTCATTACGATTGGGCTGGCTTTGCAGAAGCTAATCTGATCTCATGTATGGCAGCTTACGCAGAAGAGGTTGGTTATCCTAATGCGTATGAGTTTAGTAAAGCTATGGAGCGTATGGCGCTTGAGAACTGGAATCTAGTAAACGAGAAGTATAGCGATGAGGTTCCGTTCTAATGGAAAAGATAATAATTCCTAAAGCTGCAATCAGAGAGTTTAACGAGAAGTATGGCAAATACTTACCGCAGCCTAAACCAAGTGCGCCAGTGATTGATGAAGACGCAATGTATTTAAAGTATATGATGGGAGAGACTAATGAACAAAAGTGAACAGGTAGATAAGTTGGCAGCAGCATTGTGCAAAGCACAAGCAGAGATGGGTGGTGCAGTTAAAGACGCTAAGAATCCGTTTTTTAAATCATCCTACGCTGATCTAACATCAGTAATCAAAGCGATCAAAGAACCATTCGCTAATAATGGTTTGTCTTATTCGCAGTTCCCAGTAACATCTGAAGGTGGTGGTGGAATAGGTGTGGTAACAATACTTCTCCACTCATCTGGTCAGTGGATAGAGTCAGAGTTCTATTTACCACTTGCCAAGAAAGATCCACAGGCGGGCGGGTCGGCTGTGACGTATGCTCGTAGGTATTCTTTGCAATCAATGGCTGGAATTCCGACAGCAGAGGACGACGCAGAGGCAGCGATGATGCGGGGAAAGCCAGTTGAGAAGTCCAGAGAAGAGCTGTGTGCTGAAGCAGTAGAAGCTCACATTGATTCTCTACAGTACATTCGCAAAGTGTTAAGCGATCCTACTGATGACAACATAGCATTAGCCAGAGAAGCCTTTGGTGAGATACCAGAGGACGATCAAAGGGCTATGTGGGTAGCACCAAGTAAATGTAATACTGCATTTTTAACAACCGAAGAGCGCAGACTTATTAAGGGGGCTTGATGGATTTAGAAGACGTTAAGGTAGTGGCATTAGCAGTGATAAGTTGCTGGCTATTTCTACAAGCAGTAGAGATGGTATCCAGTTAAGGAATCATAAAGGTCGCTAAACACCTCCTCCTTCGCTAGTTGGTTGGCCTGGTGCAAGTTTAGCAGTCAACTATTCTTTTAATTAACTAAAGTGAGAAACATTATGAGTGAATATGATAATACAAACCGAGGCGCAATCTGGAAGAATGAGAACCGCCAAAGCGAAAAGCATCCGCAATACAAAGGTAGCATTAATGTGGGTGGTGTTGAATACTGGCTGAGTGCATGGGTAGGCAACAAAGACAATCCCAAGGCTCCTGCGTTAAGTCTTAGCGTCCAAGCTAAGGAAGAGCAAGCAAAACCTAAAGCTTCTCCTGCAACGGCAGACGACTTCGATGACGATATGCCTTTCTAGTTTACTTAAAGGGTTACGGTGCTGACCTTAAAGAGAGCACCACCTAATCTATAGGAGATTAATATGAACTCGATAAAGTCTTGCCCTACTTGCGGTTACGCTTGTAGCGCAGTACGCAACACCAATGGCGATGTGTTAGGATATTTCTGTAATCTAATCGTTGATGGCGCTTGTGATTACATAGATGTTAAATCCAGCATTGAATACGAGATCGAGAAAAAGCATGGCAGCGAAAAAGAAAGCTAAGACCTCACAACAGCTACGCAAAGAGGCCCTGAAACTAATACAAAAGCTTGTTAGGTTAAAAGCGGCTGATGACAATGGTTACTGTACTTGCGTTAGTTGTGGAGTTACTAAGAAGTGGAATGATGGGATGCAGGGTGGTCACTTTATTCCAAAAGGTTCTAGTAGCTACTGGGCGTTAGTCGAAGAGAATATACATCCACAATGCGTAGGTTGTAACCAGTTTGGTATGGCGCATGGGATAGCAGCACAGCAGTACACGATTTATATGCAAGAAATGTACGGTGAGGATTATGTTGACCAGATGCTTGCTGACGCTAAGAAGCCTATAAAGATATATGCTGCTGACTATAGAGAGATGATTGAAGAATTTAACGAAAACATTACATTCCAATTAAAGAGGATAGGTGGATGAACACAATGCTAACTTACACGATAGAAGGCTATGAAGATGGCCAATCTATGGATGTAGAGGTTTTAAGTGAAGATAAGGTTGTAAATATCCACGTTCATGGCTGGAATAGCTCACTTAGTTTTTGCTTAGATAAAGCAGATGCTATAAAAGATCTTGGTAATCTTCTTATCGAGGCATCATCTGTGGCAGAATAGCCACTTACCTCAATGGCAAAACCAGTCTGGTTGTGTAAAAATTTGTAAAAACATACACACAAGGCTAAATTATGCGCTATTTGCTAATTTTGCTGCTCTTAGCGTCCTCCTCCGTAAGTTCTTCCCAAGCAACTGTAGGCGATTTTGGCTCTAATCAGCAAGCAGAAACCATAACTTCGACTACAGAAACCGTTGTAAATCAAAAGGGTACGCCAGTTACAACTGCGGTAAGCCCTTCTGCACCCTCATATAACCAAGATGTCTGTGTCGTATCTAGCGGCAGAGGTATGCAAACCCTGCATATAGGCCTGAGCTTTGGTGCAACGACATCAGATCCAGTTTGCGAGATGCTAAAGCTATCCAGGCAGCTAGAGAAGCTAGGCTTGAAAGTAGCAGCTACTAGCGTCTTGTGTAATGATCCCAGAGTATTCCACGCGATGCTAAACGCATCCACACCATGCCCAATCAAAGGAAAAATAGGCGATGCTGCACTCCAATACTACGAAGAAAACCCTGATATTGTTCCTGATGCTCCTAGCGTCTACAAGCGTCAAGAGCCAAGAGAACGACTACGATATGACCGAGCTCGCAAACGCTACGTCAGATATTAACTTTATGATTGGTGAGAGCATAGCTGAGTTCTCATCTTGGACGCAGCAAACCATGCTAGATGGCAATACAGTCATTCACAACCTTGCGGATGATACCCAATACATCTTAACGCCAGAGCAGATGGACAACTTCAACCAAGCGTATGCTGATGGTCTAGCAAATAGCACTCCAGAGGCTCTTACAGCCGTTCTCCTGAACGATATGATTGACCTTGAGCAATCTACATACGAAGAGGAGAAAGAGGCTCTAACGGACGCTGCAAAGGAGATTGCGGCAGTTACAGAGATAGCTGACAAGCTAGTTAATGGTGATCAGCAGACCAAGATCAACGCGGAGCAGTACGCTACAGACAATGACTTGCGGGCCATCAAGGAATCTAGTCGTCAAAGGTTCAATACATCTATCTCAGGGATGCTAGAAGCCAGTATCACTAAGAATATGATCGAGGGGTATGCTCAGGACTCAGTGGTGATTGACGTTATTGCAGACGCATTTATGTCCACAAACACTGTGATGGACTTTTTTACAAATACTGCGGTATCTATTGATCAATTAGTACCCACACAACTTAATTTAGACTGGGATCAGCACTCTGTTGGAGTAAATAGCTTCATGTACGAAGTTTATGCAAATGATCCGCAACAACACTTGGAGATGACACCACGATGAAGCCAGAACAGGTAGCACTATGGATTGGTATCGCCAGCTCTATTGGCGGTGCAGCAGTAGGATATGGTACGCTGACAGAGAAGGTAGCAGCATTGGAATCAGGTACTGACGCAACACATTTAGAGTCACGATTAACAAAACTAGAAGTGAGGATTGAAGACAATGACATTGGAACCATTGGTAAAGAAATTCAACAGTTGCGCGGAGAGCTTGAAAAACTTTCTGACAAAGTGTCGAGCATTCGTGTCCCGTCAACAGGAGCGATTAAATCAGACATTAGAGTCCTTGAAAACAAAGTGGTCGATATTCAAGACCGACTTAAAGATCTTGATAGCGCACTTAAAGAAGTAGGAAAGCCTAGCAACCCACTACAGAGGTGATTATGAATATTGATAAATACCCGATGGTAAGAGTTACTTGGTATGATGCCCAGGAAGGGGAGACTGGTTGGCTAGACATTGAGAAGTGCTTAAACACGCCACTAGCGGTTTGTCAGACTGTAGGTTGGTTGGTTGAGAATAATGATAAGAAGCTAACCCTTATGACAACTGTAGGTAAGTGTGAAGAAGACAGTGATGTAACTCAAGGCGGTGGATGTACTTCTGTCCCGCAAGACTGGGCAACTAACATAGAGTATCTATACCCAGAGGCAAAAAAGATTTAAGATAACAAACTAGAGAGGGAGCATGAAAGATAACGTAAACCACCCAGAGCATTACACTAAAGGCGACATAGAGACTATTGACTACATTGTTGATGTGTTAGGAAGAGAGGGCGCTATAGATTACTGCCACGGGAATGTAATTAAATATACTGGTAGCCGACTTATGAATAAACTCAACCCTGTTGAGGATGCTAAGAAGGCTATTTGGTATACGCAAAAGATGATTGAACTATTAGGAGAGAGTAATGGGGAAGGGTAGCAAGCCAAGACCAATCGAGATTGGCAGAAAAGAATTTGAAAAGAAGTTTGACGCAATAGACTGGAGCAACACTAAGGAAGCTACCAGTCCACCAGTCAAGAAGAATAAGAACTCAATCCTTCCAAGAAAGAAGTAGCAGGTTTATTCCTGCTCTTCGTTCATTTCAGGAACAGCTATTATCGGCACAGCTCTTTCTCTGCCTGTATCAATTAATGCTTTTGATATTTTAGCTATCTCTGCGTTAATTTGTGGAGAAAGATTTAACAAGCTGTTTCTAGTCTTTGCATTATTAGCTTGAGTTAAGAGTCTTCGCCCTACCTTACTTGTTAAAAGTAAAGATAAGCCCTTTATACCGAACATAGTTACAGCAGCACCACTAGCACCACCAAGAGCAAGTCCACCAGCAGCAGGAGCTACAGTACCAGTAACTCTTGCAAATGTAGGTACGATGCCTTTCTTCGTTGCTCCAGTCACCTGACTAGCAGCAGTTGGCATAGCATCAATAAGTCTAATAAGGCCATCAATCTGATTATTCTCTGCTTTAGTAAAAACAACATCTCTGGCTTTTGACATATCTTTTAGGTTCTTAGCGAACTTGGCAGAGCTAAATCCACCAGGAGCGCCAATAGTGCCACCAGCACTTTCATAAGCATCGGCAAGTGTTTTTCTCTTTATGACTTCTCTTGCGTCTAAATCAACTTTACCAACAAGAGACTTTGCAAGATTACTTCTGTCGCCTTTCCTTATAAAGTGTCCAAAGAGAGTATCGTTGTCAAAGTCAGAAACATCAGTCTTTGTTCTTGCCTTATCAAACTTACCCTTAGTAAATGGTACAACCTCTTTATGATAGAACGCTAAGGCATCATCGTGAAGCTTCTTAGCGTTGCCACCAAGAGCTGATGCAAGACCATCCATATCCTTCTCTAAGGCTTGGATTAAATCTCTGTACAGGTCAGATTGGATCTTGTCGCCTTTTTGTATTGCAGAGCCTCTAAGCTTCTTTAACAGCTTCATTGACTCGTAAGTATCATTGTAGTCTTTTCCGTACCTACCCTTACCCATAGAGTTTATAGCTTTGCCAGCATCATCAAATCCTAAAGCCTCTCTAGGCAACATTCTTTTTACTTCCCTTACCAAAGCTCCCATTCCTTTAATGTCAGAGTTTCGCTCTAGCTCAAAAAGCTTGTTAAGTAATGTCTCGTTATACTCATCAAATTGTACGATTGCACCATCAAAAGCTTCACCTGCACGAGAATAATTCCCGTCACTTTGCTTTCTTAGCTCGTTGTAGCGATCTTTAACCTTACCTTGCAGAAATGATCCAACTTCATCTTCATCTCTACCTATTGACTTAACAAGTCTCTCTGCTGCCTCTTGTAATGACTCTCCTTGCTTCTGAACAAAGTCACCTGTTCCGCCAAATGGAAGCCTCTCAAGAAGGTTCTCTATTGCCATAATAGGTCTTGACTGTCTTAATTCGCCGACAGTGACACCAACATTAAATTTATCAGCAAGCTCACCAATCTCTTTTGATATTACAGAAGCCCTAGCACCAATAATGCCGTTAAAGCTAGTACCTAATTTATCAAACGCACCGCGAGATAAGCCACCTATCGTGGCCGCAGTGGCAGCAACACTAAGTCTATTGCCATCTTCATCTACAAGCTTTACACCCTCAAGAGCGCCCATCTCTACGCCAGATTCAATAATCTTCCTAGCAAGATTTTTTGCTGATTCTTTCTTACCTACAGGACTAGGACTTGCAAGCACTATTGAGATGTCAGAGGCAACATCACCAGCGAAACTTGCTATAGGGCTATCCTCAACTGTCTCTTTTAGCTCGCCAGTAAGTCCAGTCATTGTCTTAGTGAAGTCTGACAACAACTCCTCTGAGCCTGGAATTCCAAGCTTAACCGCACCTTCAAGAGCCATCTGGTTTAGACCAGCACCTACTTCTAGCGCATTAACGCCAAAAGCAGTAGCAAAGTCTTCAGCAGATCCGCTTTCGTCAGCCTTCTCTTGGAATAGTGATCGGTACTTATTACCTACATCTTCAGCAGCAAGAGCTTTTAAGCCATCGCCAACTTGATTAAATTGATCAGTGCCTTTTAAATGCTCGTTCTCAATCAACCACTCAGACATAGCTACCATCTGATTGTTTGGATCAGATAGGTCTAAGTTTTGTGTATCTGAATCAATTATTGTTTGGTTAAGCGCCATTATGATCTCACTGAGTAATTAGTCTTAATGCTTGTTGAACTTTGGCGTTGTCTGTGCCGAAGTTTGATTTAGCTCGCCCTGCTGAGTCAAACCTGCTTGACGTTCCTCTATAAGAATCTGCTGTCATACGGGCCTGCTCAAGAACATCTTTTGGCAAGCCAGTATAGTCCACAGCCTTGTAGTTTTCTCGCTGAAAGTCCATCCACGCCTTTCTAAAGTATTTTCCATCTTCGTTTTTATTCTGTAGGCTTCCATTTTCACTTAACCATTTATTAGCAAAGTCTTCTTCTTGCATTAGAAGCTCAACAGCAGCTCTTTTGTTTGCAAGGATTCTTTTGTTAGTATCTGGAGTGTAGCTCAAGCTTGGCTGTATAGACAAACTAACAAGTAATTCTCTTTCTGTATCAGATCCACCAAACGCTTGCAGACCCTGAACACCCAAAGACCTTGCCTCAGTATCAAACATTCTGCCAAGAGTATTTTGCAGCTCTGCATCCTCGCCAACAGGAACATCTATCCCAAGGGCTGATTCTATTGATCCAACAGCTTGACCAAGTACCCTTTCAATACCTGTACCTGTACCAGTCTTCAAGCCTTCAGCTAAAGCTTGCTCCATGATGTTTAAGCTGCGCAGTTGCTTATCTGCATTTGCAGCAGCCTCTTGCTTACCTTTAAAGTAAGCTTGGTCTGATTTTGAAATCTCTTTTGACGGTGCGCCAACAATTAATTGACCACCTGGGCCAACGCTAATTCCTCTTCTTACTGGCTCAGCCATTCTATTAAGCTGATCGGGGCTTAAAGGATCTCCACTTGCAAAAACAAAGTCACCTTGGTAGTTCTCAAATACAGGAAGACCGTCAACTTGAAGATCGCCAGACTGTTTTAAAATGCCTTCTTCTCTAAGCCTGTCAGCTTCATCTCGTTTGGCTTTTTCAATAGCTCTTTGTTCGACGGCTTCCTGAATCTCAAACTTTTTAGCTTCCCTTTCTTCTTCAGTCACAGATTGACGTAAATCAGCTATTTGTTGACCAAACTCAATATCCTGTTCGACACCTTCTTGCTGAAGCTGTAACTGAGCTAACTGAGCTTGTGCTTGCGCTGCCTCTGATGCAATGTCTTGCTGTCTAACTTCTTGCAGACCTTGTGCCCCAGAACCTAACGCTTGACCGATACGCTGAGATAAGCTCTTAGTACCATCATCAGATAACAAAGCCATACCAGCTCGTATAGCAAACTCACGTTGAGCTTCACTAGGATCTCTAAAGGCTTCCATGAATGACTGACCTTCACGCAAGAGTCGCTTGCTAGGCTTTCTAGCACCAACTGCGGATAGGTCTGCTAAAGCTGCTACTCGCTCTGCCTGTATTCGCTGCACATCCTGCTGATTAGCCATTAACGCTTCTATGCTGCCAGCTTGTGGAGCTACAGCTTGTGGAGCTTGTGCTGCAAGCCTTTCAGCTCTAACATCTCTTACAGGAGTTTGTGTTTGGATATTTAAAGCAGCTATAGCTTTATCAAGGTCATCTTGACTTGCGTCACCGCTAAACCCTTGTATTAAGTCTTTAAAGTAATCAGCCATCTATACCATACCCGCCATTTGTAATTCTTGAGATAATAATCGTAATCTTTCTTCTTCATCTAAGCCTGAGTTGACTTCATCGAATAAACCTTTTGGTACGAATGATGGTGCATCACCACCAGCCATTGCTAAACGCTCTTCTTTTGACATTGGCATACCAAATGAGCCTTGCTGGATAGGAGCCATTTGCATTGGAGCCGCTTGTTGTTGTTGACCGCCACCAAGGACATTTTGGGCGAATATTGCTGACTGGACAGGCTTATCTTTTACAGCTGCTTTTACTTTATCAAAACCGCTTAGTTTTTCAGTTGGCCCTGCTACATCAAGCGCTGGTGTTTCAGCGGCTATTTGAGCAAGATCTCTACTTGCGCCAGTTACTGGTGTTTCAGCGGCTATTTGAGCAATATCTCTAGTTGCGCCAGCCACATCAAGTGTTGGTGTCCTAGCCGCTATTTGAGCAATATCTATAGGTGCGTTAACTTTTGCAGAATTAATTGCAGCTTGGCTGGCAGCTTTTGCTGCCGCATCTTTTGCTGCTATTTTTCCTGCTGCTCTCGCTGCTGCATTTGCGCCTGCGTTTGATGCACCAGATGCTGTACTAACCACTGCATTAGATGCTACTCTTTTTGCTGATGCTTCTGCTGCCGCTTTTGCTGCTGCATTTGCACCTGCGTTTGATGCACCAGATAGGGCGTTTGTCCCTGCGCTGGTTGCTGGTGGAGCGCCTAAACCGCCAGTAAGAGCACCTAATGTGCCACCCATTAATGCGCCACGAAGACGATCATCAGGGTTCGTTATTGCGCCTATTGTTGCCCCTACAAGAAGTGGAGCTAGAAAAGCTGGCATAATATTATCCTAT